GAATTTCATTATGATAAAAATAGAGACGGAAGAAAACACTCATATACAATCCTTATTGCCCTTAACGACGGCTATACTGGCGGAGAGATAGTTTTTGAAAATAGAATTGGGAATGAGCATATATCAATGTCAAAAGGGGATGTATTAATATATCCTTCTAACGCACAGTATATGCATAAAGAATTAAAGGTTACTTCTGGCAAGAAATATATGGCTATTTCTTATTTTTAATTAAATAGAAGGATATTTAGCCAAAAACTCTTTAATACGATCCCCATTGAGATGGGTCCAAGATGACCAATCCTTGCCACCGTTTGTCATATAAAATGCAATTTCTGCATTAGTTACTGGATTAAAAAGATCTGATACTGAATCAAGTTCAAACTTCTCTATTCTGTGATTCATTAGTTCCCCATTCATATTTATTTGAAATATTCCAAATGAATGATCCCCAGTGCTCTTATTTCCATTAAATGCTAATGGCCTTCCATTGCTTTCCTTTTTGGCAACTGCCCAAGCCATCTTTAAGGATGATCCTTCAAATCCAACAGCCTTTAAAAGTTCTTTAAGTTGGGCATCAGTAAGGGTTGTTGCATTTTCATATTTTTTCTTTATTTTTTCTGGCGTTGCAGCCTTTTCAGCCTCTATACTGATATTATTTTCTTTGGCATTTTCTTCTAGAGCGTCTGATCCTATCCCTGTTAAACCAACAACAGAAGCAATTACAGCACCAGCAAACCCTACTAGTAAGTTTTCATTAATCATAATACCTCCTATAAGCAAAAAACACCTTGCGGTGTTTTAACACCTTAATTATAACAGGGGCAAAACTACTTTGTCAACTCATAACGTTTTTTAATGGTATAATGTAAAATTATGGCAACAGGCTTAACTAATCCACAAGAAATACCATATCCGCTATCAGATGATCCTGTTAACGTTCATTCTGATATGCAAGAAATGGCAGAAAGAGTAAATGATTTACTTACTGCACTACAAGTTCCATATTTATCTTTAGATATTAAAAATGTAAGTGGTGCCACACTAACAAAGGGAACTCCAGTATATATAACTGGATATTCTAGTGGAAGGGCTACAGTTGAAAAATGTGAAGCAGATGATATAAACACATTTCCTTGTGTAGGGTTGATTAAGGCTCAAGTGCTTGATGGGCAAGAGGGAGTTCTAGTAACAATTGGTGTTTTAGAAAATGTAGATACATCCTCTTATTCAGAAGGAGATAAACTGTACGTAGCATCTGCAGGAGGATTAACAAATACACAGCCAACAGGTGGTTCTGGAGTAATTGGAGTTGTTTCATTTTCTGATGCAACAGGTGGAAAAATATTAGTATCACCAATAAAAGGAGGAAATGCCACTTGGGGTGCTGTTAAAAACGGACTTTGAGTGTTATAATTAAACTATGGCAACAGCAAGAGGCGCATCTGGTAAATACAATATTGGCGAAGCACCGCCACAAGTAGTTTGGACTTTTGTTAAGGGTGATACATCTGCATTCCGTGTATATGTAACTGATGATTTAAAAGCCCCGCTAAATATTCCAGATTGGACAATTTCTATGAAAATTAAACGTCCAACACTTGCAAAAGATAAGGGTATTATTACAGATAACGCTACAACAATTATGGCATTAACTCCAATTCAAGATGCTGATGACGCAGATGGAGAGTTTACGGTTTCTCTTACTGCAGAAGAGTCAGTTTCTTTACAAACTGGCGACATTTTTGATATTCAACTTTCAGACCCAACAAGAGTTTGGACAGTGGCTCAAGGAAGTATAGTTGTCCTTGAGGATGTCACAGATTAATGTCAAAAGCAGTTTTATCAAATAAAAAAGTAGGCATAACTAAAGATATAGAGCAAGAAGATTTTGCCAAGATTGTTAAATTTAACTATGGCACTAAGACTGTTAGAATTGACCAAGTACTACCATTTAGGGTAAAATTTACTTCAATAGGAATTGAGGGGTATGGTCCAAACAATGTTCCACCAATTCCATTACAAGTAATAGGATTTAGCAACTACATATTATAGATAGGAGCAATATGGCTCATATTACGATTGCAACGCCGATGTACGGCGGTATGTGTAGTGGCTCATTTATGAAGAGCATTATTGATTTAATTAAAGTTGTGTCTAATAATGGTCATCAGATAAGTTTTATTGATATAGCAAATGAATCTTTAATTACAAGGGCTAGAAATACCCTGACAGAAATATTTTTAAGAAGCATGAGCGATTACTTGCTTTTTATTGATGCAGATCAAGGGTTTGATTCTGCTGGAGTTTTAAAAATGATAAATGAAAATGCAGATCTGGTCGGTGCTGCAGTTCCAATGAAGGCAATCAATTGGGACAGAGTTAAAAAGGCTGCGATAGATGGCAAGGGTGATTTAGACAAACATACAGCAATTTACAATGTTAATATGAGTCAAGATCAAAAAATAAAGTTAAAAGAAAATCCAAACCAATTGGTTGAAGTTGATTATATTGGAACTGGTATGATGCTCATATCTAGAAACGTATTTGAAACTATAAAAAAAGATGTAAATCAATATCGCTGTGATCAGCAATATATAGGTGGGATTGTTTTTGGAGACCCTATCTATGATTTTTGGCAAGCAATTATAGATGAAGATAGCGAAAGACTTTTGTCAGAAGATTATCAATTTTGTAAACTTTGGAAAAATGCTGGAGGCAAGGTTTATCTTGCTCCATATGTGAGGGTGTCGCATGTCGGAACATACTGGTTTAAATAAACTAGAGGGCTTTGGCCCTATTTATATTATTAATCTTGAGTCTAGAAAAGATAGACTTGATTATATTAAAACAGAATTTAACTCTTATGGAATAGAAAATTATTATGTTGTTCCAGCATATGATGGAGAAACTTTTAATTTTGATGATATTGTTTTTGAAAAAGATAAATTGCAATTATCTAAAAATGAACTTGGAGCAACAATATCGCATCTAAATACAATAAAACATTGGTTAGAAAATTCCGAGTCTGATTATGCAATTATTGTAGAGGATGATTTAAGTTTAGAAACCACAAACTCTTGGAACTTTACTTTTAAAAACTTTTTAGAGTCAATAAATAAAAAATATGATATGCTACAACTTTGTATTATTCATAATTATAAAATTAATCCAAGACTACACATGAGAGAAGTAAGAGATTGGTCTGCTGCATGTTATTTAATAAAAAGAGATAGAGCAAAAAAATTATTAGAGAAGTATTTTATAGATGGCAAATATGTACTTCCACAAACAAGGGCAGCAGTTGCAGATGTAGTCGTCTATAGTAATTGTAAGACCCTATCCATTCCGTTATTTACCTACAGCATGAATCTAGGATCATCTATTAATCTGGAGTTTGATAAAACGGCAGAAGAAACAAAAAAGTTTGATGCCCATTCTTCTTCTAGAGAACAAACTTTAGAGTACTGGAGGAACAATGATCTACCCAGATTGGTTCTCTAATAACACTAATATATTTAAAAAAAATTTAAATGTCTACTCTGGTATTCCAAACCTTAAATTTTTGCAAATTGGAGCATATACTGGAGATGCTTCTTTATGGATTTTAAAAAATATACTTACAGACAATTCTTCAATACTTGTTGATGTTGATACATGGCAGGGGTCAGAAGAAGGTATACATAAAAAATTTGATTGGTCTGATGTAGAGTCTACATACGACAAAAAGGTTTCTGGCTATAAAAATATCATAAAACATAAAACTACTAGTACTGAATATTTATCAAACTGTTTGGATAGGTTTGACTTTATATATATAGATGGAGACCATACAGCAGATGGTGTGTATAGTGATGCGATTCTTTCATTTCCGCTCTTAAAAGATAAAGGAATTATGGCTTTTGATGATTATCTATGGCATCATGATACCAACAATCCTAGCCTTGAACCAAAACAGGGCATAGATAAATTTATAGAGTTAGTAAAAGATCAAGCAAGGATTATACATAAGGGTTATCAGATTTGGATTGAAAAAGTTTAACAAAATAATGTTATAATAACACCATGGCAATCGTATCTATATCCTCAGTTAAGTCCCTGTTCCAAACTGGTGACCGTCCAACGCAAGAAGACTATGAGAAACTCATTGACACAACTGCGTCACAGGCAACTAGTTTAGGTTCAGCAGGCAATAATGATAATACAATTTCTGGAATTGAAAATCCAACAGTGATTGACAGTTTTAGCGCAACCGAATGGAGAATGGTTAAATATATGGTCTCCATTGCAAAGACTTCTGCTGGTGATAATAAATACTATGCCACAGAAATGACGATACTTGTTGACGGATCAAATGTAAACGTTAATGAGTTCGGCACAATTGACAACGATGGGAATATTGGCACCATAAGCGTCTCAAGGGCAGGAAGTACAGTATCAATTACTGTTACTCCAGTCGTAGGAATAACCCCAATCACCGTACGTTACGCACGTATGGGATTAAAGGCCTAAACAAGGAGATAAAAAATGGCAACAGTCGCAAAAGACTTTAAAATTAAAAATGGTCTGATTGTTGAAGGTTCAACAGGTACCATCAACAACTATGACATTTTAACAAAATCATCTTCAGATCAATCTTATATTGTTGGTTTGATAGGTGGAACAGCAACATCAAACAATACCGCAAACGCAGTTGTAAAGCGTGATGGTAGTGGTGATTTTGCTGCAGGAATGATTACAGCAGATCTTACTGGTGATGTAACTGGTACAGTTTCTGATATTTCAAATCATGATACTGGTGATCTTTCTGAAGGAACAAATCTTTACTTTACAAATGCTCGTGCACAAGATGCATTGGCAGGAATGTATGATCCAGCAGGATCCGCTGCAAACGCTTTAGCAGATGCAGAAAATTATGCTGACGGAGTAGCACAAGATGCATATAACAATGCAACATCTTATGCTGATGGACTTGCAGGAAACTATGATGCAGCAGGTTCAGCATCATCTGCACAAACTGCAGCACAAAGTTATGCAGATAGCGCAGCAGCAAATGCATTAGCAAATGCTAATTCTTACACAGACAACGCAGTATCTAATCTTGTTGATGCCGCTCCAGCACTTTTGGACACATTAAATGAGTTAGCAGCAGCAATCGGTGACGATGCAAACTTTGTAACAACAGTAACAAACCTTGTTGCAACAAAGCAAAACACATTAACAGCAGGATCAAACATTGATATTACAGGAAATACAATTTCTGTAACTGGCGTTGACCTTGCAGGTGCAGCAGATACTGCATATAACAATGCTGTTTCTTATGCAGATGGTCTTGCATCAAATTATGATGCAGCAGGTGCTGCTGATACAGCATATAACAATGCAGTTGCATATGCAGATGCGTTAACAACAGATGATATTGCAGAAGGTACAAATGAGTACTTTACAAATGCCCGTGCAAAGGCTGCAGCAGCAGACCTTCTAACAGGTGCAACTTTAACAAATATCACAATTACTGGAAGTGGTGCAGGTCTAACAATTTCCGCAGAAAACGGTGTTGCAGATTCTGACACAGACGACTTAACTGAAGGTACTTCAAATCTATACTTCACTAATGCTCGTGCAATTGCTGCTCTTGAAGCAGTAACTCCAGACTTCCCATCAATTGAAATTGCTACAGTGGCAAAGCAAGTTGCAGCAGAGGCTTCTGTTCCAACTGCAAGCACAAATACAGCAGTTTCATGGGCTAAGGCAGATTATCGTTCTGCTGAATTCTTAGTTAAGATTGCTAACGGATCTCATACAGAGGTTTCAAAGGTTATCTTGACACTTGACACATCAGATAACGTCGCAATCACAGAATACGCAATGGTTGGAACAAATGGTTCACTTGGATCAGTTTCAGCAGACGTAAGTGGTTCAGATGTTCGTCTACGTGTTACAACTGATAACAACTCCTCAACAGTTGCTGTTATCGGAACACTCTTGAAGTAAAAATAAAATAAATAACAGGGGGCAGTAAGTGGCAACAGTAGCAAAAGACTTCAAAGTCAAAAATGGACTTGTCGTAACAAACGGCGGTAGTTTTGGCGGTTCAGTAGTAGTAGGAACTCCTACTTTAAGCACACATGCAACTACTAAAGAATATGTTGACGCTTTAACTGGTGGAATGCCAGTTGGAAATACTGCCCCCTCTTCACCAACAAATGGACAATTATGGTTTGATACATTAACTTCACGAGTAAATGTATACTACGGAAGTACTTGGATCACAATTGCAACAATTGATGACACTCAAGTTCTACCAGACCATATTCACGATACTTCTATCGATGGAAATGGATTAATAGTTAGTCAGTTTGTATCTAGTGGATTTTATAATGCACCACAAGGTACACCACAAGATGGCGGAAGCCCGTCAACCGTATCTTGGACTGCAACATATGATGGCGGAACAGCAGTAGATAATTATAACTAAAATAATCTGTTATAATTACATTATTAACCACCTTGGAGGAAATTAAAGATGGCAACTAGAATGCAACAGCGCAGAGGAACGGCAGCGCAATGGACATCCGCAAACCCAGTATTGGCAGCAGGAGAAATAGGATTTGAAACAGACACCAACAAATTCAAGGTAGGTAATGGAAGCACTGCATGGGCAAGTTTAACTTACTTCGTTGATGGTTCTATAGCATTTGACTCAGCAGAAGTCACTGCTGCAATTAATACAGCGATTGATGCTGTTATTGATGCAGCCCCAAATACACTAAATACACTTAATGAATTAGCAGCAGCCATAAATGATGACGCAACTTTTGGTGCCTCTATAGTTAATAACTTTGCATCAATTAATAACCAGTTTGCAACACAGGCAAATTTAAATGCTAATGTTTCTTCTGATATCTCTGCAATAAATGCTACATTAACAAATGCAGTATCTGATATTTCAGGTCTTACAAGTACCACAGGAAATATTATTGCTAATTTGGATACTCACGCTAATGCAGCCACAAATGTGCACGGTATTGCAGATGTAGCAAACTTAGCCATTAAGGCAAATGTTACAGCAGAAATTGAGGATGCAATAGAAACTCTTGGAAATGCTGTTACTACTCAAATTGCAAATGCAATCGGAGATCACAATAATGTAACTACAAATGCTCACGGAATTTCAAATACATTAGCACTAGTATTTACCTCAGATTCTAGACTTTCAGATGAGCGTGTGCCAACTGATGGATCTGTAGCAGAAGGTAAAATTGCCTCTGGTGCAGTAACAAATGCTAAAATTGGTGCAGATGCGGTTGACGGTACTAAAATTGCCGATGACTCAATTGCTGCAGAACATATTGCAGATGAAGCAATTACAAATGCTCATATTTCTAATACAGCAGCCATTGCACAATCTAAAGTTTCTGGCCTAACAACTGATCTTGGCAACAAGCAAGATAAGGTTTCTGGAGTTTCAGATACAGAAATTGGCTACTTAGATGGTGTAACTTCAAATATTCAGGCACAGATTGATGGAAAGGCAGCACTTGCTGGAGCATCATTTACTGGTAATATATCAACAACTGGTGATCTTACAGTAGACGGAAACTTTATTGTAAACGGAAGCAACGTTCTTGTATCTGCAACACAAATTCAAATTGAAGATACACTTTTGCAATTAGGTCACACTAATGCAAACAATATTTCAGACTTAGGTTTAGTAGCATCATACAACGATGGAACTCAAAAGCACTCTGGTCTCGTAAAAGACGTAACAGATGGCAAGTGGAAGTTGTTTGATGGTGTTACAACCGAACCAGGAACCACTGTAGACTTTACACAGGGCAATCTAGATACTCTTGCAGTGGGAGCGCTTGAAGCAGCAAATGTTATAACTGCAACAAGCGGTGTAGCATTCTCAGATGGAACTCAAACTAAGGAAGCAGTTCCTTCACGAACAGCAATTACATCAGTAACTGGTGCATACAATCTATCAACTGGTGGTCTTGCTCTAAGAGATGGATTAATTGAGGCTAACTCAAGTTCAGCATTCACTATTACAATTCCAACAAATTCAACTACTCAATATCCAGTAGGAACATCAATTGACGTACTACAAGTTGGTAGCGGACAAATTACAATTGCAGGAGATACTGGAGTTACAGTAAATGCAACACCTGGATTAAAATTACGGACACAATGGTCATCCGCAACACTATTCAAGAGAGCAGAAAACTCTTGGGTAGTATACGGCGACCTTGCACTTTAAGATAAATTAGGTTAGGAGAGTAATATGGCAGCAGGAAAGAGAAGTGGTAAAAGGTCGCAAACATCGAATGACTTTTTGCAACCATTAGCACCAACTATTGATAGTGCTACTAACGTAGGAACAGGCAGGGCATATAATAATGGTGCCATAACAGTAGCGTTTACACTGCCAAATAACTCTCAACCAGCAACATCGTATACAGCATCAGCATACTGCAGCGTACATAATGCAACTCATACTGCAACAGGTTCATCCTCTCCACTAACGATTGAAGGTTTTGGTAGCGGAGTAACTACAACTGTTACTGTAGTAGCAACAAACTCATACGGAGACTCTCCAGCATCAGCAGCATCTGGAAACGTAACAGTAACAACAGTTCCAGCAACTCCATCTGCCCCAACAGCAACTGCTCAGGGGTCTGCATCAACAGATGATGTTTCTTGGTCTGCTCCTGCAGACGGCGGTAGCGCAATTACTAACTATCACTGGGAGTCAAATGATGGAAAGTCTGGAGATACAGCATCAACATCGGTTTCTGTATCACAAGAAGCAGGAACTGCACAATCATATCGTGTTTATGCAACCAATGCTAATGGTAACTCCTCATATTCTTCATACTCTTCACAAATAACATCATTTTCATTTACACCATTTGGTTTTGTACCATTTGGCTTTACACCATTCGGCGCCTTCGGCTTTACACCATTCGGTGCTTTTGGTTTCACACCATTCGGTGCTTTTGGTTTCACACCATTCGGTGCTTTCGGTTTCACACCATTCGGTGCTTTCGGTTTCACACCATTCGGATTTACTCCGTTTGGTTTCTCTCCAGGATCTGGATGTATTCATAGCGAAACTCTTGTTAGAACTCCAAGCGGATTAAAGCCAGCGAGAGAGATTCAAGTAGGAGATGTTGTTTTGGCTGTAGATCTAGCAGAAATTCCAACTGCTGGATCAGAGGGAGATTTTGATTATACTAATTTCTCAAGTTCATCTTTAACTTCTAATGGTTTAGTAGAGGTAAATGTAGTTAGCATAATTCCTTCAACAAAATATTCTAATATATCATTTAATGGTGACTCAACAAAGAAATATTCTTCAACTCAACCATTCTTTATTAAGAGAGCAGGTAACTATCAGGTTATTACATCTTCAGAAATTGAAGAAGGAGATTATTTAATTCAGGTTGCTGAAAATGGAACAATTTCTGAGATTTTAGTAACCAGTGTTGATATAGAAATGATAGAGTGCGAAGTTTATCAATTTAACTGCGAACCACAAGACTGGTTTATTGCTGGAGATTATTTAGTACATAATAAGTAAAAATCTCATTTTTATATATGCTATACTATATAAAGAAATGAGGATTAAATGTACGAAAATATTCCATTAAAAAGTACTAGCGTAAATAAACATATTGAGCATAAATTTTTTGAAAGAAATTTAGATTGTGATTTAAACAATCTATCATCTTTTTTAAGCAATCAATACGACAGAATTAAAAATGGTGAAATTTTAAAAAATGATAATCAAGAAAAAACTTTATGGGATTCTTCTGGCAGTATAACAACAACTAAATGGAATAAATATAATGTGTTTCAGTTTTATCACCCAGCGATTCACAAACTATTTAGATCTATAAGATCTATGACAATTGAAGCATGTGAATATTATAATATTGACTTTGACAAGGAAGATTTTTGGATACAGGGTTGGTTTAATATTAATTACAATCATGTCGGAAAATTAGATTGGCATGAGCATGGAGGTTCTGGAGCACCATGGTTTCATGGATATTATTGTGTAAAGGCAGAACCATCTATAACTCATTATCGAGTATTTGATAAAGAATTTGAAAATATAAATAAAAATAATAGAGCAATTCTTTCCGAAACTGGTCATCCACACGCAATGGCAGATTGGGATTGGGATGGTCCAAGAATAACCATTGCTTATGATGTGATTCCTTTTAAAGGAATTATGCATAATTGGGAACAGCATTGGATTCCACTAGCATGAAAAAACCACAAAAATTTTTTGATACTTTCGTAGACAATGATTTGAACGAATTAAAGCATTATTTAATAAATATGGAGTCTGCGATTTTAGACGACAACGTCCTTGGCATACCACAAGATGTAATGTCAAAACATGGAAAAAATATGGGGTCTTTAACAAAGTTAGGAATTGACTATTATAATATTTTTACATTTGTAAATCCAGGAATATACAAATTATACAAATCATTAAGAATTTTAATGAATTCCGTTTGTGAATATTACGAGATAGATTTTGATAGTCAACAATATTTAATTCATGGATGGTTTAATTTAGACCAAAAAACTCCACATCAAGGACAGTTTGGCGGGGTAAATCCATTAAAACATGGTGAGCATTTTCATGATCATATGGAAGGGGTAGGTGCTCCAGTTTTCCATGGATACTATTGTGTAGAGGCAGAGCCTTCATCAACTTTCTATAGAATTAATAGGGATGAAAACAATATATTTGAAAATATAAACAAAAACGATAGAGCAATTATTTCAGAAACAGGACACCCACACGGAAGGGATGACTGGTTTCAAGATGAACCAAGAATAACAATTGCCTACGATATTGTTCCATATAATATGCTGACTGGTGTAAAGCCAGGGAAATGGATACCTCTTTCATGAGTGAAAATACAAAAGAACATAAATTTTTTTCTAGACAACTAGAAAATGATCTAGATGATTTATATTCATTTTTACACAAAGTTAACGATTTAATTTATAATGAAGAATTATTTAAAATAGACACGGTAACTGACCATACAAGAACTAAGTTTCCAAAAGAAATGTTTATTGATAAAAAAGATGGAATTCCATCAATGACTACAGAATATTATAATATTTTTAATTTTAAGCATCCAGCATTAATTGATCTATTAAAGGCTATAAGGTCTATGACTATAGAGGCCTGCGAATATTACGGTGTAAATTTTGATGAGCAAAGGTTTGCTATTAATGGATGGTTTAATTTGTATAGTGTAAAAAATAGCACAAATGAAGATATTGACATAACTGATGAAATGATTGAAAAAATGCCCTGGCATGATCATGGAGGAGAAGGCTTTCCATTCCTGCATGGGTATTATTCAGTTTCGGCCGAACCATCTAAAACATACTATAAAGTATTTGGTAAAAACGTCACAATTAATAATAAAAATAATGTTGCAATTCTTTCTGAAACTGGCCATGTACATGCAATGGCTCCATGGAATCTTCCAAAAGATAGAATTACGATTGCATACGATATTTGTCCAATTAATAAAGATATAGATCCAATAAAAACATATAATGATAATAAGGTGGTGTTGTTATAAATGGTAGAAATGCCACATAAATTTTTTGAGTTACAATCACAAAATAATTTAGATAGTTTAAAAGGATATCTTGATAAAAAATATATAGAAATGAGAGAGGCTAATTGGACAGATAAAACTAGGTTTTATGATCCAGGAAATCAATGGTTAAAGTATAATCTTTTTCATTTCTATCATGAGTCAATTTATAGCCTTCAAGAGTCCGTTAAAACCTTAACGCTTGAGGCTTGCGAATACTACGGAATTAATTTTGAAAAGCAAAACTACTATATTCACGGATGGTTTAATTATTGGCCAGAAGAGTTTAATGTTGGTATAGACCCAGACAACTTAAATTATCACGACCATGGAGATCATGACCCAACTTTACTACACGGCTATTACTGTGTTAGTGCAGAGCCATCAATGACACATTATAAAATTGAAGGTAAAAGAGTTGACAATGTCAATAAAAATAATAAGATTATTGTTTCAAAAAATGGATATCACCATACACCTGGAGCATGGAAAGAAAATTATCCAAGAATTACCATAGCCTATAACATTGTTCCTTTAAAATGTTTAAGCCATGATGTCCAAAATTCTGGACAGTTTGTAAAACTTTAAAACTCTATACTTTAACTTTAGATAGAGTTTTATAATTTAAAAAACTCTGCTATACTTACACTACTAATTATTCAATAAAACTCGGAGGATTTACGCTTATGTCAGACTTTTTTTCTTTTAAACTATCACCAGACTTTGTGGACAGTTATCAAAAAATGGAACCTCCATTTGGATTTCGTGATGCTGCTACAAATTCATTAGGAGAGGTTACTTTTATCAGAACCTATTCACGCATGAAAGAAGATGGAAGAAAAGAAAGATGGTACGAGGTTTGTAAACGAGTAATTGAAGGTATGTATTCGGTACAAAAAAATCATGCCAAAGAAAATCGTCTGCCATGGAATGACTATAAGGCACAAAAATCTGCACAAGAAGCCTTTGATCGTTTATTTAATTTAAAGTGGACTCCGCCAGGACGTGGACTATGGGCATTTGGAACCCCAATGACAATGGAAAAGCGTAATTCTGCGTCTCTTCAAAATTGTGCAATGGTCTCTACTCGTGATATTGATAGAAATGATCCTGGTGCAATTTTTGCCTGGGTTATGGATGCTTTAATGTTGGGTATTGGGGTTGGATTTGATACCCTGGGTAAAGACAAAGAAATGTTAATTTATTCACCTACTGAGCCAGCGGTAGTTTATGAAATACCAGATACTCGTGAAGGATGGGTAGAGTCTGTAAGAATGTTAATTAACTCATTTCTTAGACCAAATCAATCCATACAGGAGTTTAATTATGACCTTATAAGGCCCCTAGGAAGCCCTATTAAAGGGTTTGGTGGAGTTGCTAGTGGTCCAGCACCATTAATTGATTTGCATGCCCGTATAAGAAAAGTAATAGGTTCTAGATCTGGAGAAATGCTAGATAGTCGTGCAATTGTTGATTTAGTAAACCTAATTGGCACATGTGTTGTTTCTGGAAATGTGCGTCGTTCTGCAACACTTGCTTTAGGGGCATCTGACGATGATACATTTATTAATTTAAAAAATGCAGAAATGTTTCCAGAAAGAAACTCGTTTGATCCAGAAAACCCAGGATGGGCGTGGATGTCTAATAATTCAATCGCTGCAGAGGTCGGAACAAAGTATGAAGACTATGTCGATCTAATCGTAAATAATGGAGAGCCAGGTTTTATTTGGCTCGATGTTGCAAGAAACTATGGTCGCCTTGCAGATCCAGCAGATGGAAAAGATTATCGTGTTATGGGGTTTAATCCTTGTGCAGAGCAGCCACTGGAATCATATGAGTTATGCACTTTGGTAGAAGTACATTTAAATCGTCATGAAGATAAAGAAGATTTTTTAAGAACTTTAAAGTTTGCTTACTTGTATGGAAAAGCAGTGACTTTGCTTCCAACACATTGGCAACAGACAAATGGAATTATGCAAAGAAATAGAAGAATTGGAACTTCTTTGACTGGAATAGCATCATTTGCTGATACCAAGGGAATGCCAGCAGTACGTGAGTGGATGGATGAAGGGTATCAAAAGATACGTCAATACGACCATTCCTATTCAGAATGGTTATGTGTAAGAGAATCAATTCGTGTAACCACAGTTAAGCCTTCAGGATCCGTATCTTTGCTTTCTGGTGCCACTCCTGGAGTTCATTGGGGACCAGGTGGACCGCACTATCTTCGTGCAGTAAGATTTGGTAATACAGATCCAATGCTTCATTTATTTAAGGCAGCAGGGTATAAAATTGAAACAGATTTAGTGTCTGCAAATACATCAGTAGTATATTTTCCAATAGAATCTGGACACCCAAGATCTGAAAAAGATGTAAGCCTTTTTGAAAAAATTGGTTTGGCAGCAACTGCTCAAAAATATTGGTCTGATAATGGCGTGTCAGTAACACTATCATTTAATAAAGAATTGGAATCAAAGTTTGTTGCACCAGCATTACAGATGTATGAAGGGCAACTTAAGGCTGTATCATTTTTGCCAATGGGTAACGAAGTTTATCCTCAGCAACCATATACAGAAATTACAAAAGAAGAATATGATTCATATGTTGGAAAGATCGCAAAAATAAATTGGTCTGCAATATATGACGGAGTAGACAACTTGGAGGCACAGGGAGAAATGTATTGTACAACCGATTACTGTGAAATAAAAATATCATGAGTTATCAAATAATTAATGTAGCAACTGCAGAAGATTTAGAACTTGTTGGAAAGTTTGTTGATTCTGTTAAGTTTAATACAAAGGAAGATCATGTACCGCTTCATGATCCGCTATTTAGTCAGGATGGTATAAATTTTGAGATAACAACTTATGGGGATATGCCGAGAGAGGTTGTTGCTATTTTTGAAAAATATTGTAATGCTATACAAGAAGCAGTAAGTAGCATTTCTGGTATTAGTTATGATCCACCAATTTTAGGTAAAAGTTATATTATGAAATATGTTCCGGGAACCCATATATCACCTGGATACTCATCAGATAGACCTGAAAATGTTTTTAGATCAATCGTAAAATGGAACGATTGTCACGAAGGTGGAAATTTTAGGTTTAAAAATTATAAAATAGCAAAAGACCTGGTTGCTGGAGACTGTATAATTTTCCCAGAAACAGAAGACTTTTCTAGAGAGTTTACAACGGTTGATAAAAAGTCAATGTTTATATCTGATTTTTGGAATGCTCCAGTAGGTCAGTCTCCATATCCAGGATTAAAATATGAGGATATATATTGGGGCAACCCTTTGTGGGAAAATCGTTAATATGATAAAATAGACTAATAATGTCTATCAAGTCTAACTTATATGCAGAAAAAATTTTTGCAGAGCACCCAATAGGTCTTTGGTCATTGGATGATGACGTTGACTATTTATCTTTAATTTCTGATACACAAAGAAATATAACCAATTGGGAATTTAGTGGTGCAAACGTAATCTCTAGCACACAAGATATTAATAAACCATTTTCTGATAGTGTTTTAAACTTAATAGAGTTTGCAGACTTTGTAGAAGCAGAAAAAGAAATTAAATTTGTTGCAGACGACTTAGCAAATTTAAGTGATTTAAATTTTGATCTACAGACATTAACTATAGGCGGTTATATTTACACCGAAAGTCCATATTTAAAATCAATTTCTATAGGATTTGAATATAACGACACCTCGTCTGGTGAGACTATTGAAAAAATTACACAATACTCTGGTGGAATATTTTCAAAGTGGATTTTTATATCTCATACATCAACATTTCCAGATCAGGTTACTTCATTTAGACCAATACTTAAGATAAAGTTTGAGGGTGGAGCGGCTTCTACAGAAAGTTATAGAGTTTTTATTAATGGTATTACCGCTGCACAATGTTCTGAAAATTTTAATACAACATCGCTTGGTCAAACTTCATCTAGCCTACCATCAGGCATTGCATTGTCTGGAATAGATGGTGCCATAAGTTTAAATTCATATTCATTGGGAATAGATAATGGGTATTATTTAATAAACAATAATAGACTTGTTGCAAAAAACTCTAGCATTCCGATGGTTTATGGATCAGATAGTATTACTAAAATTATTCCAAATAACAATAAACCTTCTCTTATTATTCCTGGATTTGGATTTTTAAATGAAACGGGAAGATATAAGGAATATACGATAGAAATGTGGATGAGGATTAATTGTGATTCAAATAATCCATTAAGAATTTTTGGGCCAATTGGATCAACAGATGGACTATATGTAGAAGATGGATTCATTACTTTAGTTGTCGGTAAACAGTTTGGCTCTCATTATGTTGGTGAATGGTATAGGCCAATGCTGATTCAAATAAGGTTATCACAAAATAATGTTTCTTTATTAATTAATGGAGAACAAGTTATATCTTTAAGTATTGATATGTCTACAGTTGAACTTCCAGAAGAATTTAACGGACTAGGAAAAGAATTAGATTGGCTGGGATTTTATGCTTATGATAATTCCACACCGTATGAACTGGATTGCATTGCAATTTATTCTTATTTAGTTTCAGACGTTGTCGCAAAAAAGCGATGGGTTTATGGGCAAGGTGTTGTGTCCCCAGAGACAATTAATTCTGCTTATGGCGCCTCTTCTGCATATATTGATTATATGTTTTCTGAATATGCAGCAAATTATAATTATCCAGACATGGGTAGATGGGCACAGGCAAAAACCGATAACGTATCTACAACAGAGAAAACATTATCTGTAACCAAATACAATTTACCATCATTGTTTTTGGATGGATTTAGTAATGATGAATTTTTAGAAGACAATTATTCTTGTCAGGATGGCATAAAATCTTTTTTTACATTTAGGCCAAATTCTAACTGGGAAAATAAAACAACCTTTGCATATTTTGATAATTTTTCAATAATAAAAGAAGACATTCATTCCATAGTTGCTGTTATAAAATTTGATGAGGCAGTAAATGATATTCAAACAATATTTCAAATTTACAATGTAGACAATACAAACTATTTTAAAGTAACCCTAGAAGATGATTATATAAAATATTATTTTTATTATAATGGAATTGTAACCACGCTGCAAACACATTCTTCAGTTTTGCCAAACACATACATTC